GTCCGCCCCTCGTCCTGTGATAGAACCGCCAACACCCGCTGCAAAGTATTCCCCACCATGATTGGTCTCCCAACGTCCTTTTGCCTTACTATCTTCTCGGAGTTTAACATCTCCAAATATATTTTTATACTCCTTCTGTTCCATTAGATTACGAACCTTAGATCCGAACCTTGATGATAATTCTGCGTTGTGTGATACCTGCATAATTTTTAAATTTGGGTACTTCCCTATCATCCATGCAGGAAACAAATATGATGCAAATTCTGATTTAGTATGCCTAGGGGGCATATTGATAATGAGCCTCCCTTTTTTCTTTGTAGAAATTTTTGTGAACTCAGATGCTATATGTTGATGGTGCCCCCACCTTTTTGGATTAGGATCCAATCTACATATAAAATCTGGCCATACTTCTTTTACAAAATATAAAAAATTATCTTGGCACAACCTTATATGTTCGATCCAAGTCTTCTCTACTGCTAATCTTAGCTGTTCATTTGTTAGTAATTCTTTTTGCATTGAGTCCCCTTTTTAATATAACCCATAATAAAAATATAGTCACTACATCTATAAAACAGAGTTTTTAGCCAGCATTTGTCAATACAACCGAAACTTGTGCGTGGTCGCTACATCTTGTGACCAGTTTCTATTTCCAAACTAGATTTGGTACCTCTATCAAAGGTGGTGAAGGTGGAAGGTATGGTGGTGAAGGTGCAACCTGTACCCGATTGCTCGGGTACAGGCGTGGACTTTATTGGTTGAAGTCCTGATCAGGATTATTAGTTATAACTTCCAATATTGGTTTTAAGTTATTGACTAACTTTTGTTTTAACTCATTTACGATTGGGTCATTAGGGTACTGTATAATAATTTCCTCAACAGCACTCTCTAATTGTTTATACATAAATTGATAGTTAAGAGTTGTAGAACTTGAACTTGTACTTGCTTGTTCAACTTCATTTGAGTTATTTTTATTCTCAACTATTGCATCATTTATTATTTTAACAAGATTACTCATATTAAACTCCTCTCTCTTGGATTTTAATTTTAATCTCATTTGTGTCTTGTTCAACTAAAAACTCCTCATATAACTTTGGAAATTTTTCTTTAAACTTTGACACATCAAACCTTTTCATTTTTCGTTTGATTAATTGAGCAAACCCCTCAATCCCATCAACCTTATTTAAAATGATTAAGTTTGTTTTTAAGTCAACAAATAAATCTAAATGAGTTGGTTTAATCAAATCATTTGCTTTTTTCATTTGCTTAACTTGTTCAACAGAATAGTGAAAATTCACTAAATCTTGTTGCTCTTTTTTTGTAGCTTTCTTAATTAGCCTTTTGGCTTTTTTTAGATTGCTCATATCATTCTCCTTTTTAAGTTAATTGATATCCCATATTTATAAGATTATAAAAAAGATTAATCAACTAAAAAATTCATTATTATAATAATTAATATCAATAGTATTAAAAGTATAAAAATCATCATTTGGTCCAATTTTAAAATTTTTTTTGGATACTGGTGCTGGGCAGCTTACCTGTGTTTAGTTTAAACTAAACAAACGCCGACGGCGTGGGCGTGGGCGTGGGCTAATGCCCACGCTTTGAGCAGGTCAGCATATCTTAAACCCTCGTGAATCTTCGCAGAATTTAATAAACTCCTCTACGTTTTCCATTGTGAATGAATAAGAACTTCCGTAAGAGTATTTGGATTGTATCCATTCCCAAGTGTCGTGGTCATCTTTTGGATAGTCAGCAGGTGCGAGATTTTCTTTTCCTTGTTCTTTCTCAACTTTCTTCGCTAACATATCGTGGCATCTTTGAACAAACTTATTGTTCTTTTCAGCTCGTACTGTTTCTCTCTCTGTTTTTTTTATTACCTCTGATACCTTTCCATTTTTAATCAAAGCTTTAAGTTGTTTGGCAATTTGCATTGCGGTTTCTTCGTTCACTTCGTGTCCGTTGTTGTGTTGCCAATGTTGTTTATCATCATCTAATATGCAACCCGTTTCATCACAGACAAAGAGGGCAAGTCGTCGCCAACTCCACACATTGTTTCTAAAGTATTCGCCTTTTTCGTTTTTGTGATTTCCTAGACTATATAAATCAAAGCCCATTTTTACTCCTTTGTTAAGTTAGTTTTCATTATCTTATCAAATCCCACCCTAAACACAAGAGGAATTTTTATGAACTTCATCAGTCCGAACTGAAGCTGCCTGGCGCTGGTAGCTCCTAGTTCTATCATTTGCCTCGTAAAACCTTTACTGCGTGGGCGTGGGGGCGACCTCTTTTCCCTGCATTTCCGTATTTTCTGCCAGCAGCCAGATCCCAGCTGCAGCAGGAAGCTTATGTATGTAAATAAGCTAGGAAAGACGTGGGGTGTGGGGCGTCAGAAGCAGCAATTCTTGCCTGGCCAGCCAGACTGGTAACCGGTGGTTCAGTCTCTGAAGAACCGTTAGACACGGGACGGTGTGGGCGTGGGCTCAGGTAATCCCTGTGCAGCCACGGATCAGCATCCCCAGCAGGAGGAAGTAAATCCAAGGAGCTACACGTGGGAAAAATACTAGCGGTGTTACGAGGGCTACAATCCATAGCACTGTTAGCCTGTCTTAGCCCAAGTTATGCCATCGTCATCAGTCTTAAATTTAACGATGTCGCCGAGCTTCAGGTAACTAAGCTTGATCGGCTGATTGTCTAGCACTCCCTGCCCCCTGGACCTCGTGCCATTGGTGATTCGTACCCACATCTTTTCATCACCCTCTTCGTCGTTGTGAAACCATACGTATACATACTCACGCATCTTTCTCTGTCGCTCTAGCTTTTTAATATTGAAGTAAGTTTCCTTACCATGATGTGGACATGACCACATAACGTTCTGACTCTCTTCCCATCTGGCCTCTTCGGAATCGAGTGGGTCTTTCATAATATGCTTTACCATATGATTACTCCTGTCTTCAAGAGTATTGCAAACACCATGGCTGCAAAGATTAGTTCGGGTAATATTGTATTCATTTTTTTCTCCTTTGTTAGTTAGGTGCTACAGGGCTGTGCGCAATTAATATACCCTCCTGTAGCACATGTCGGAATGAAGGTACCGACTCTTGTCAGTGAGGCCCCGTTCGTTAACTAGTATAACCGCTCCTTATCCTCTTTCTTTTTGATAGGTACCGACTCCTCACATATAAGATTACATGGGATAATTGTCAAGAAGAATTTTATTCAAAGCTTTCGTCAGGGAAGTCCTGCCAGCTGCTGCCTGGCCAGATCCTTCTGAGTTCAACAGGCAAACCCCTGTTCCCTTCGGAACGGGGGCGTGGGACGAGAAAGGAAAATGAATTAAACCATATCCCACACCCAAGCGAATCGTATCACGCTTCAGGAGGCAGCGCCAGATCCTGGCAGGGCCAGCTCCGTAGGTAAACTTAGTTCAATAAGCGTTGGGAAATGGGGGTGGGAGAACGGGACGGGATCACCGGATCACCGGTTCATGCTGCTCGCCTGGCCAGCCAGAGTAAACAGTTCAAAAGTAGCGTGGGAGTTGGGGTTTCGCAGCGGGACGGGACTCACGCCCCTCTTCCCAGCAGGGAGAGCCCAGCTGCTGCTAAGATCAAAGCTCTTAAGTCGTGGGACTTGCGGAGTGGGACGGCGTTTCGGGACTCACGGGACACGGCCAGAAGTTCTATAGGCCCTCGCAAGAGGGGCCTATTCAAGATATACGCTGCACCACCTGCTTTCAAGTATTTAATATGCCAATTAATTTGATACTTTGACAAGCCACAATTCTTGCTGGTGTTGGCTTTAAGTTCAAGCCAAAATACTTGCTTGTTTACTACACAATGAACATCAGGAATTCCATTAATTGTACTAGATTCTATGCGAGTAAAATGCCAATCTTTATTTAAATTTTTTATATCATTCCACAGCTTTGATTCCTTGCTTTGAGCCATAATTTATTCGGTCAAAGTTGGGTTACAAATGTGTCCAATAACATCTTTACCAGCAATAGTATGTTGATACATATTCTGGAATTCTTCAGTAATTTCTCTTTCAGTTATTACTAAATTATCTTCCCACCAAGCATCACAAGAAGTATCTATTGGTTTAACGATGAGGCTATAACTACCATCTCCATTAACAAATATAATCCCAATATTGTCATAGCTTAATGATTTTTGTGACGACAGAATTAGGAATAATAGTAGTACCCCCAATAGTTTCAATGTGTCCTTCATCTCCATCTCTTCCATCTTTGAGACCGTAATCTGCAAAGATTCTTGTTACACCTTTCTTACGGGATACCATCCAACCTCTGGATATCATTCTACCAAGTTGAGATTTTTTAAGCTGTTCAAAAGATTGCCAACCCGTCTCACCTACGATATCCAACCAATGCACCTCTACAAAAGGATAATGTTCTATCTTTTCTTTCGGAAATTTTATGTTTACATCAATATGTTTTGTTTTTCTTAAAAGTCTTTTACTCTTCATTTTCCATCCTTTGTTTTAACATTTACAGTACCGACTGAAGTTGTCAACGTACTATTGTGGACTTCGTTAAAAACAGTTAACCAATTACGCCAAGTTTTCGTCTTTAGTAATCTTCTCTGGCGTAACGTCAATAATGTTTTTGGCCTCTCCGATTTTTGATTCAAGCTCCTCAAGTCTTTTCTCCAATTGCTCTCTGTTCATACCTTCTAGACCGATATGACTAATTTCTTTTCTATCAACAAAATGACCAGCCATTTGATCTCTTCTAAATTGAGCATTAATAGCAGCAGTCATCTGACCTTTATCTTCAGATTTTTGTCTTAGTCTAGAATAATGTTTGTAAGATAACAACTTATCTTTTTCTTCTTTTTCTAATTCTTGAGACATTCTTTTTTCAAAATATCTAACAATGTGAGGATTC